CTGGTTGATGACGGAATTTGTATTCTGCCCACAAACCGCTGTTCCAAGTAAAGTACCATTCGCTGAAATTGTTGGAACTTCGTATAAATTTAAGACTGTACTCGCACTACCGAAAGCCACAATTGTTTTGGCCGTACCATTACTCGTTATCGTAGGATTTTTATAGGCGCGAATCGTACCAAAAACGTTCGCGACAGCAATTCCGTAAGAGATAATACTGAAATAGACAGTTTTACCTGATGCGTTAGGATTGCGAATTAAAATTAAAGGATTATCTGTACCCGCAGAAGGTTGATTCATGCCGGTCGCATAACCAAAGGTCTTGTCCAAAAATGTTGGCAAACCAACAGAAGTCGGTATCGTTGATTGATCGGAGGCGACAACAATCGGCAAACTATTTGCCATCGTAGTTTGGCCTCGAACAATACTATTTCCAGAGCCATCTTTAAGCCGAGTGTTTACTGTTCCATCGCTATTGACAACCATTTCTGCGCCATTATTGGTTGCCCCATCAACGACAACAACTTCGAGTGTCTCATTTAGTGCGACATCGGCCATTTTTTTCCTCCGCAAAATTTGGGTTGATGTTTATTGTGGTTGTCCAACCCGATTCCTGGTTAATTCCAGGCCCACAGCAATCGTTATTCCAGATTACGGAATATCGTTTCCAATGATTGTGCTGTATACGTCCTGCGCTTGGCCCTGACGGTTGGTGCGAATAACTCGAACCGTACCAGTGCTGGTCGCGGGAACTTCTTTGGGCGGATCAAATGCGATCTGCACGATGCCGCCTTCCTTTGGAATGAAACCGACGGCGATTGTGGCAAGAGACGCCACGGGGCCAGTCTGAATTTCGACTTTTCCACCACCAGAAACAGCGAACTTCACTTCTTTTAGAAGGAAGGTCGTTCCGGCGACAGTATAATCATGGTTGGAAGCCGCATCAGCCGCAACTGCCGAAGCAGTATTGTAACTATGAACTTCCGTTGACGTGAGTGCCTGCGAAACTATCTGTACAAAGATAGGATTCGTCACGCCATTTGCTGTGGTATTGGCCGAGATTTTGACAGCATCTTGGGCCAAGGTTAAATCACGAATATCAAGGTCAGTGGCCGAAACTGTAACAGCACCATCGACAGTGATTGAGTTTCCACCATCTTGGATGTTTACAGCCGCAGCACCAGCCCCGTTGTTTATGGTGACATCGCCAATATCGACGCCAGGTTGAGCCGTTGCAAGAACGTTCACTTCACCAGCCGCCGTTACAGTGGCAAGATCAGTGCCGTCTCCAATGCGAACGCTATCTTGGGTGTGTGAAAGATCGCGAATATCAAGGTTGGTTGCTGAAACAGTGACAGTATTGTTGACATGAACATAAAGCGCCCCAACAGCATTGACGCTTAGGGAACTATAATCACCATCAGTATCAACCGAGGCCGCCAAAGTATCACGCCGGACTGCCAGCATTTCGACACCGAGATCGCCATCAACATGCGCAGTATCTTCGGCGTATTGAGTCGTACCAGTTGAACCCCCAGTGATATTCACATTGAGTGAACTTCCCGTGAAGGTCGCATTGGTTGTCCCATCTGTCAAACGGACAAAAATGGGATTAGTTGAAACGTTAGCATCGCGAGTCGCGGATACTAATGTTGGAAAATGTCCATCTGCCATATTATTTCTCCTTACTGAATTTCTTCGGCGTCCACCGAATTTTTAAGTTGTAATTCTTGGTACTCCAATTGCTCAAGCTCCTGCGCGGCCAACATAATCTGGCGCTCGATTTCGGGGACTTTGCCTTGGATCAAATCTTCAATTGCTTGTTTGAAATGAACGATCTTGGATTTGGATTCTTGCTTCCGCGCGGCAATCCATTTCAATTTTGTTTCTTTCGTTTCTCTGGAAACTATTTGAATGGGATACGAACTTCCAATATCGCTCATTGTTAGGCTCCATAAAGTGTGCTTTCAAAATCTGCTAGAACGCCAGGCGCATAGTGCGTGACCTTTACATCAAATATGTCCGCAGCATCCAAAGCAAGAGGAGACTCAAAAACAAAATCCATGCTTCGTTCTGGACTAGATCGCCGAGTTTCGATGAGAGTCGTGTTAAGAAAGAGTTGAAACTTCGCATAATCTGTCCCGCTAACGGCGATTCGCGTAATCTTGGTTGCGCTCGCTGCCGTGAAAGTCAAAATTGTCGTGAGAGTGCTGGCCGGTACACTGGTCGCCTCATCATACGCCAAAGCAGAAACCGACGCCGGAGCCGCGACATCATCTGCCGCGATATGGACATAAAGATTTCGGTCGGTGTCTGTTTCAATCCGGCGAGTGAATTGCGTTCCGCGTTGTGCGCCAAGTAAAGCTCGATCATTTTTGGTTGGCGCTACTGTCGGCTCATCCCCGCCCACATTCTCTGGATAATTGGGCCAGTTGAGTGCCATATTACACCGATGTGACTATTTCCCAGTCAGAACCCGTATAGACATTCAGTTTATCGCTGGTGGTATTGTAAATCAACATCCCAGCAACCGGCGGAACAATGCGATCTCGCTGATCTTCAGACAAACGAGTGATTGGCGTCACTGAAACATCTGTCGTAACCAAAGTGACTTCAGCATCTTTGGCATGGGCCGCAGCAGATGTGCTATTAAAACCGCGCGTGCAACCCGTCAATCTGTCGCCAGCAATGCCAGAATAATGGATTTCTTCTGTGTCGATCAAAACGACTCCTGCCTCTGGAAATTCCGCTGTGGTGAAGAAGCGTTCCAAAACAATAGTTGTTTGGGAGGAAGTAATGGCTGCATCTAAATTTATCACGTTAGTCTCCTTCGCTATCTTGTTTCTTAATCAGGCGTTCGCGCATTTGCTTTGCATTTTCTGGTTTGAAGTTGCCTTCAGGAATGGCGCGATTGTGTTTCCGAAAAAGAGTGCGTCCATCCACGCGACCGATAACTTCAACGTCGAGAGCAAGGCGTCCGCGATCACCAACGAGCATTTCTGCACCAAGTTCGGTATCGGGAATTGAAAATTCTGTGAGGATTTCATTATCCATTTTGGTTCTCCACAAGACTTTGTAGCAATTTGATGGCTTTCTGGATGCGCTTAAATTCTTTCACGTCTTCAGGCATCGGCAATTTTCTAAGTTGGGCAACTGCGATTTCCACAACATCTTTGAGGACGTAACTATATCGCGTCTCCAACATTGGGGCTGCAAGGGCTTTTTCGACGGCGACAACTTCGGCAACGCCAGGAGGAGTAATACTGATCTGAGCAGTTGATCCTTTTCCTTTGAAAAATTCTTCGCCTGGGTCTTCGACAACCTGAGTCCGGCCCATTTTAGGGGTCGCATCGGCGACACAGCGCACACAAGTTGGTTCGGTCGCATCTTGCGTTCCAACAAACATCTTGTCCATTTTGTGCTTCGTGCAATAGCCTGCCGCACTTCCGATGCTGTTCATCAGTTTCTCCCTTACGCCCAGTAGTTTGTTTTATCTTGGCGGAGCTTTTCACGCCATCTGTGGATATCCACCAAATCGTCGATCTGGACGTAGTTTTCTACGCCGGTCTTATCGTATCCGCGCGCTCGCGCATCTTCCAGGGCTTTCGTGAGAGGGTCTTTCTGGATCACAAGACCACGCCCGCGATTTCCTTCAAAGGAAGTAGAAAATTCTTGTTCGGCATCTTTGCGTGTGACGACTTTTTCTGCGAGCAAAATCTTTAAGACGCGCCGCCAACCTTGACGAAGGATGTATCCATCCCACCGACGCTCCGTTAATTCATAGACCATACCATCCGTATTGCTGATCCCACAAAGATGACGCTGACTTGCGCCCCATTTATCCACAAGGTATAGACCCCAAGGACGAGTCGGAGCCGAATCATCGCCATAAATACGGAGGCGCGGATTCAGCTTACGCAATTTCTGATAGAAAGTGCAGTAAAGCATAGTTTTATTTCCGCCCACCCAAGGAAACCTTGGATGGACAGAATAAAACTACGACAGGTTACTCAGCGGCAGAACCAGCGTAAATCTGCACAGCGCGGACGCTCTGCAAGACTTTCGCGGCCATGACGAATTTCCAGCCCACCGTCGAAAACATATTGAGGGGGTTGGACGTATCCTGCGGCCCTGGCTCCTTCCGAATCATTTCCATCCCTTGACCAGAAAGCTCGGTGATACCGTAAGCGTCCCGACCAAAGACATAAGCGTGGAAAGTTTCGTCAGTCGCACCAGTACCAGAACCGGCGTTCGTGGAAACCACGAAACGAGTCCCGTACAGCGCACCAACTTCACCACGCAGAATTTCGTCATTTTTGATGTACTTTGACGTTTCAAGCCACGATCCCGCAGCCGTGTCAGACTGAAGATCGAAATGTCCAGCAGGGTGGATCAAGGCTTTATACATATTGCCCTGGAACCCAGGAACATTGTTTTTGCGGAGGGAGTAAACAGCCTTCCGAATTTCGGCGGCGTTCAACACGGACGTATCGGCAACGGTGATTTCGGAAACCGCACCACCAGCGAACTGGTTGGTGAAGTTGCCCGAAAGAGCAGCGCGAACGATAGTATCATAGGAAAGGGCGGCGTTGTCAGAAAGCTCGTCGCTGATCTCGTCCATGATCGGGTTGATCGACTTCCACTGAAGTTCTTTGGAAGTCTTCACGAATTGTCCGTAGGTCAAGGGTTCGACCGTAACTTCAGTCGTTCCGACAGTTGACTCGGAGGGGTTCGTGTTTTCGGTCAGAGGCGTGGTCGCAGCCGTCAGCTTATTAAGGCGACGGAATTTGACCAGCGTGCCGGATTGCTTCGGAAGGGGCCGCTTCGTACCCAAGTCCTCGAAATAAAGCTGAGGAGTGAGACGCTCTAGCCACCGTGCGTCATAATAGACGCCAGTATCGGTAAATGTATTACCGACGGCTGTTGAAATACCAATTGTATTAGCCATTGTAGGCTCCTGTGAATAAAATCCAACTCAGGAGTTAGTCGCTTATCATTCCAAGTTTGGCGAAATGCTTCTTTAAGTCCGCCGCACTCATCTTGCGCGGGTCTAGTCCCGATGTGTTGGTTTTACCACCCGCCGCGACAGCGGTTGACGCTTCTTTCGCGGCTTGAGCATCGGCTTCTTTACGGCCAAGCTCATGTGCTTTTTTAACAGATTCCTCTGCTTTTAGGTCGCGAGCGAGTTTGTACAAGGTGTCATAAATAACGTCCACATCCTGATTCCAATCCACAGGGCAATTCTCAGACCCAGCAATTTCTTGCATAACGGGCATGAGTTTCGCGAAGTCGGGATAATTCTCAGAGTCAGCGCGGCGCGACATAATCGCGACGTTGATTTCGAGCTTGCTGATCTGACCATCACGCTCTGCGAGAGCCTTATTGTGTTCGTCTTTCAGTTCTTTCGTCCATTGATCTCTCAAAGGATCGAACGCTTTTACACCTTGTGTCTGCAAGGACTTCATAAACTCTTCGGGGCTTACTTCTTGCTTCGTCGCTTCAGCGAAGGCTTTATGGAGAGTTTCGATCTGCTGCTTGAGTTGCGCTTCGTACTGGGTACGCCGCGTGAACTCTGATCGCAAGTTTCCATAATTCTTGTTTACGCTTTGAAGCTCCTTAACAAGTGAATCATAGCTTGTCCGAGGATTGAATTCTGGTTCAGTTACAACGGGGTTTTGGGTGGTATCATTTGTTCCCGTGTCTACTGCGCCAGACGCATTTGGTGAGCCGGTAGTCACTACTGCATTGTCGGGGGCCGGAGCCGCCGGTGCTGTCGGATTATTACCTTCTTCCATTTTTGTTACTTCCTTGAGAATTATCCAACGTCAAGCGTTGGGTTCTCTAAAGGGTTTACTTCTCTACAACCGGCAAGTCATTGTTCAAGATGCGTGCCGAGTTTTCTCCGAGAAGAATAAATTGTTTGAGAACGTCAAGAGCTTTTTGAACGCCTTGGGCGCGAATTCTTTCTGTTTTGGCGTCTTCATCTGTGCCTTTCAACCAGGCTTGTTTCTTGTCCGCGATAATAAGATCGAGCGCTTCTTTGTAGAGCTTAAAACCAGGATGCTGACAAAAACCCCGAATGATCTGGCCATTATTCACATCTTGGCTCAGGTGCGCGATTTGTTGATCGGTCAAGTCACTCATTTTGTCTCCTTACGCTTTTGGCGCGGATGGCCCATTTTGTTTATTCTGTTGAAGAATGGCGTTCTGTTCGGGATTTGCACGTTCGCCGCCGGACGCCGCGACCGCACCAAGCGGATTCGCCACAGCCATGATATTGAT